CATGTTGTGGCACGATCGTCTGTGGGGCGTGTCGGGGCCGACGAGCATAGAGGGGATCGTCAACGACTGGTTCCTGACCGTCGCTGCTCCGATGGCGCTGACGCAGTTTCAGCGGTGTAACGCGCTCAAGCCGAGCGCACTGCGAACCGCCGAGTCTATCGCCGCGCCGGATTGGCGCAGAGCGTGCGTCGAGTGGATAGACAGGAGGAGCAAGTGATCGCGATCTGGCAGGAGGAGCGATACTCCTCGACTCCGTTCCCGGAGAGACGCGTCAGGGTCTCTGTGTTCGGCTTGACATTCACACTGTGGAGATGGGACATATGATCATAGACATCGAGAGCGACCCCATGCACGGTCTCCAGGTGAAGAGATATCACACCTGGAGGAAGATCCAGACGCAGACCGTCGGCGAGCACAGCGCGCAGATCTCGCGCATCATGATGACGGTGTGGCCGGACGTGCCTCGTAATCTTCTGATGCACGCGATTCTGCACGACGTCGGGGAGGTAGCGGGCGATCTGCCGTATCCGGTGAAGCGCGACGACCCGGAGCTGAAGAGGAGAATGATGATCGCGGAGCGTCGTGCGCACTTGAGGATGTCCGAGAGGTTCATGCTCCCGGATCTGGTGATGCTGACCGAGTACGAGGAGCAGTTCTTCAAGTTCTGCGAGTATCTGGAGATGTGGGAGCACTGCCTCCAGGAGCGCAACATGGGCAACAGGTACGCGACGGTCATGCTCACGCGCATGCTGCTCGCGGCCAGCACGCTCATGGGACTTCTCGACCGCGACGTCCAGTCGCGAGCGCGACGCTACGTCGAGCTCCGGCAGGAGCAGGAGAGCGAGACTGAGATGGTGTCGATCGGTGGGGTGTTCGACGATCCGTCCGGTGAGGAGATGGTTCACAGAGAGAAGAGGGAGAAGCAATCATGACCGGTGTGACACAGAAAATTGCAGACAAGCCCAACGACCGTCAGGTCGGTGGTGATCACTATAAGACGAAGAGCGGAATACAGCACTGGGATCTGTTCGGTCCGGACTACTTGATCGGCTACGCGACCAAGTACATGCGCTGGCGGAAGAAGGGCGGCGTGCAGGACCTCGAGAAGGCGATCCATGTCGTAGAGAAACTGAAGGAGATCACCACTGAGCAGAACCGGCCAGAGTACGATGTCCAGATGATCGCGATATGGTGCGACGACGCGAAACTGGACTGGGTCGAACGTAAGATCGTCAATCTGATAATGTTATATCGTGGTCATCACGACCTCGACGAGGCAATAGCTGGCATCCGGCACCTGATCGAGACCGCGCCGAAGCGATCAAGTAAAGATGGGTTCATGCGGTTGTCGCCGAACGAGACGATGCGGGCGATGATCCCGACCGACGAGGAGATGTCGAGCGATCGTCGCGTGCCGCGCTATCTACAGGACACAGCAGACGGCGTCGCGGTCGAGCGCACGCCGGAGGACGGAGGACAGCACGCCAGCCTCGCGCCGTGGCAGATCGATCGCGGAACGTACAACGGATGGGCCAGAGGTAGCGCAGTCAAGCACGAGACGATGCTCAAGTTCTACAAACAAGTGACGCCGGAGATCTTTCGTCTCGAGACGGTGGTATCTAGTCGTCACATCGCGGCTGAGATCCAGTCGTGCTATCAGGTGAACGGCAACGCCAGTCTGTGGATCCTGAAGATGAAGTACGTGCCTCCGGACCTTCGTGACTGCTATCCGCGTCTGCAGCACGAGATGAACTCCATCGAGTACGATCAGCTCGCCGAGTACAAGTTCATGTACGAGCCCGCGTCCGAGGAGGGCAAGTTCGTGCTGTTATCCAAGTACGACGCGTGGGGAAAGGAATGAGTGTTCGCCCGCGCCGACAGACGCTCAATCCGGATCAGTTTCCTCTGATCGTGCCGGAGAGTACATGGGTAGTTCCTAGTCAACTACCCGATCTTACCAAGATCGGGGAGTTGGCTCTCGACACGGAGAACTGGGACTCCGGCATATCCGGAGGGCGCGGGCCGGGATGGGCGACCGGTGACGGGTACGTGGCCGGCGTGGGAGTGGCGTGGAGAGCGGGGGCTGAGATCCACAGGATCTACGTGCCCGTGCGTCACCCGGATACTTCTAACTTGCCGAAGGAGCAGGTGGCCAAATGGGTCACAGACATCACGCGAAAGAACCGCGTCGTCATGTTCAACGCAGGCTACGACATCGGATGGCTCCACAGGGACATGGGAGTGCCGATCCCCCCGATCATTGACGACGCCTCGTGCGCCGCGTTCATGGTCGATGAGAACCGCGAGGACCTGAGCCTGGACGGCGTTTCGGCTTGGCGCGGAGTACCTGGAAAAGATCTCCAGGCACTCCGGGAGGCCGCGACGATATACGGCTATCTAGCGAAGGACGCCGTGAAGTTCGTGGCGAAGTTGCCGGCGCGCTACGCCGCTCCGTACGGCAGTCAGGATCCGGTGAGTACTCTCCTCTCTATGGAGTCACTCAGGCCAGAGTTGGCTAAGCAGGATCTGCTCCGAGCCTACGCCACGGAGATGAAGTTGATTCCAGTGATCCACGCCATGCGGCGCAGAGGTATCCGCATCGACGTCGATCGCGCAGTGCAGTTCCAGGAGAAGATGAGACAGCGCTCTGCGAGGGCTCTTTCTGAACTTTCAACGAGATTGAAAGTTCAGACAGGCGTCAGTGAGATCCGCAGCCACGACTGGCTCGTCCGAACGTTCGACTTCGAGAAGGTGACGATACCGACGTATCGCGGTGACACTGCTGCCTTCGAGAAGGACTGGATGCGTCGCTCGGAGCACTGGCTTCCTCGCCTGATCGCGGAGGCGAAGCAGTGCCACGACATGGCGGAGAAGTTCGTCGGGACCTATCTGCTGGACTTCGCGACCGCGGAGCGCGGCGGCAGTCACAACGTCTCTCGAGTTCACGCGTCGATCAATCAGTGGAAGTACGAGGACGGTGGAACGCGGTCGCATCGCCTGAGCTACGCGGACCCGCCGCTTCAGCAGGCTCCCAGTAGGCCGGAGCCGTTCGACGGATGGCCGCTGACTGGCGAGAACGCGACCGAGTTTCGGTCGTGCTTCCTCCCGGAGGAGGGCGATCTGTGGCTCGCGACGGACTACTCTCAACAGGAGTATCGTCACATCGTGGCTGACGCAGAGAAACTCGGGCTCGAGAGAGCGAGCGTGGCCGGCGACATGTATCGCGACGACCCGAAGACCGACTTCCACGGGCTGGTCGTCACGCTGACTGGTCTGCCGCGTCGCCACGCTAAGGACTGCAACTTCGCGAAGGCGTTCGGGGCTGGCGTGGCGAAGTTCGCGACCATGATCTCGAAGCCGATGGAGGAGGCCGCGTCCATCATGGGTCAGTACGACAAGGAGCTACCGTTCGTAAAGCAGCTCGCCGAGCGCTGCGGTCAGCTCGCGCAGTCCCGCGGCTGGGTCAAGATGTACGACGGAGCGCGGTCGCACTTCGATCTGTGGGAGCCGGCGTGGCTGGCGAAGGACGAGAGACAGCGCGGCTTTGCTCAGCACTTTCGCATGTCAGCCTGCTCGCTGGAGGAGGCGCGAGAGCGACAGAACCAGACCATCGGAGAGCACGAGCATCCATGGAGAGGGACTCGCCTGAAGCGGGCGTTCACGCACAAGGCGATGAACAGGCGGATACAGGGCAACGCCGCGCGACAGGTGAAGGAGGCGATGGTGGCGCTGGGCGAGGAGGGGATCGTGCCGATGCTGCAGATGCACGACGACCTGAACTGGTCGCTGCGTGATCCCGAGACAGGATCCCGCATCGAGGAGATCATGCGAACAGTCTATCAGTGCAGTGTGCCGTTTCTCGTGGACGTGGAGTGGGGCGCGAACTGGGGCGACGCGAAGCACGACTACGCTACCGCGCGCAAGAACAGTAAGAAGAGGAGAGCGAGATGATCGAGATCGACCTGACCACCGTCAACCTGGAGCGAGCCCGAGCCGGGCGCGTGGCGATATCCGAGGTCGTGGCGCGACGCATGATCGTGGCGTGGCTGCTACAGGCGCGGCCGGAGCCGCCGACCGGCGCGGAGCTGGACGCCGCTTGGCCGCGCAGTCTGCGGTAGGTACTATTCTACCTCCTCCACAAGTCCTTGGCGGCGTCTCCAAATCAGTGTAGAGTGGTGCCTACGGGTAGGCCGGTGGCTTGCCCGCGCA